AGAGTCCGACGAATACTTCAAGAAATTTGGTAAACATATGCCGGATCCTTATAAGGATAATTATAATTATCAAATTATTAAGAAAATAGAGAAGACTCTTAAGAACTATCAACGACTTGATGAACCTCTCATAATTAAAGAAGAAGATTGGCTACATAAAGATGATCAATCTAGTTTAATGAATCAGCCTTTACCGGCAATGCCTATGCCAAAAGTGGCTACGGCAGCGGTTAATACTAACCCAACTACAGGGTTGACAAGAACAGAGAGTGCTTTATTGTCTCCAGAGGAACAAGTTATTGCGAGGAGAACATGACACCCAAGAGTGTAAGAGAAAACATCATCAGTTTACAAGGCCACATTACAGGTCTCAAAAGAGACGTGGCCAGTATTAAGAACAACCATTTAAAACATATGGACAGAAATATTCATGACTTGGGTGGCAAGATAGACAAAATCTATTGGGTTCTTTTAGCTACGGTGGGGGCCGTGGCCTTACAATTATTTCAGGCTTTCACCACATAATATATGCAGCTTTCCAAAAATTTTTCCTTGGTAGAGCTTACCAAGTCTCAAACAGCTGAGAGGAAGGGCATAGATAATAATGCTAGCCCTGACCACCAGGAGAATCTAAGATTGCTCTGTGAGAGGGTCTTACAGCCCGTTAGAGACCATTTTAACCACGTTGTGAGCATATCCTCGGGCTACCGGAGTCCTGCGCTTTGCACTGCCATCGGCAGCTCCATCAATAGTCAGCATGCCCAAGGCATGGCGGCCGACTTCGAAATCTATGGCACGCCCAATAATGAGGTCTTTAATTGGATCAAGGGAAACCTCATGTATGATCAAATGATATTAGAATTCTGGAACGAAGATGAACCCAACTCGGGGTGGTTGCACGTCAGTTATAACCCGGAGTCATCAGAAAACATAAAGGAAAACTTAAGAGCATATAAAGACGAAGATAATATTACTCGGTATAAACCAATTATAGGAGATGCATAATGAAATTTGTATGGGAAAAATTAAAGGCAACGCATGAGTCACTATTCGTTACAGCTTTCAATCGCTATCAGGGATTAGTTTTATTTCTAATGCTCGTAGCCATCATTTTAAAATAATCGAAATCAAAAATTCTGCGCGCCTCGCGCGTATATCCTACGTTTTAGTGGATTAAATAGCGTTAAAACTAACTACAGTTCTATTATTATAGAAATTCTTGTTGTGATTAGAACCATGTCTTAACCAACTTGGAAATATGATTAAATCTCCTTTTTTAGGAGTAAAATAATAATACTCATAGGTATAGTCATTGGCAGGTTCTTCTCTATCAATATAATAAATAAAAGGGTTAGGGTTATAAAAATATAACTTACTGGCTTTTTCACCAACATTGATAAAAAGAGCACCAGATAAAACAGAGTTAGAGTGGAGATGTTCTTTGAGGATACTTTCTTTATCTTGAATATTAAACCAAGAGTTTGTAATTTTATTCTTAATTTTAATCTTAGACTGGTAGGAATACTCTTTGATGGGTTTAATTACATCAATAGAAATTTCCGATAAGAGGTCTATACCAGAACCATGAGTAGATTTTCCTTTTATCAACCTTGGATGATTATCAAGTTTTTTGGTCCTTAATAATTTAAAGATTTTGTTACACTCTTTAGAACTTATAAACTGAGGAAAACATAAGACTAAAGTGGGAAATAATGAAAACTTTACTATATCCATGCTCTTAATTCTTCACCTAAAACTTCTGAAGCGATATTTATTTTTTTACGTAGTGATTGTTGAATTTTCTTATCTATTGTATCTTCGGCAATAAGGTCGATATAGGTCACCGACTTCTTTTGTCCGATTCGGTGGGCTCGGTCTTCTGACTGTAATCGTTTTTCTAAGTCATATCCGTTAGAATAGTAAATAACGGTATTTGCTTGAGTAAGAGTAATACCATAACCTCCTGTTTGTGGAGTTCCTACAAGAAATCTACACTTATCATCGGTTTGAAATTTCTTTCGATTCGTTTCCCGTGCTTCTTGGCTCGTGAGCCCATAATAATCAACCACGGAACACGGACCATGGACCTTTTTAATCTCTTTAACTATGTTTTGAATGTCTCTTTGCCAATGTGCCCAAATAATAGCTTTGCCTTCAACTTCATCTAAAATATCCATGAGCTCAGCTAACCGATTACTCTTTATATTCTGTGTTGTCCCATCATCCGCCACAAAATGGCCACATGTAATTTGTTGTAATCTCATTAATTGAGTAAGCGCAGTCATAGTGGTAATTTGTTTACCATTTAATTGAGCTAAAGCCTCTTCCTTCATTTGTTTATAAACTTTCTTTTGATCTGTTGTTAAATCAATAGATCTTTTCATATATATTTTGGGAGGAAGATCTAAACAATCTTCTTTTAGGACTCTATATGAGAAAGGTTGTAATTTCTCTGATAATTCAGCAAGATTTTTAAAGCCTGATACAAGCTGTATTGATCGACCAGAAATATACGCCGTTTTCATAATGGCGTACCTTACTCTAAAAGAATAGTAAGACCCATGTCCTAGGTGTTCTGGATCTAAGAAAAAACACTGAGAAAAAAGATCAAGTGGGTTTTTAGTAACAGGTGATCCAGTTAAAATTCTTCTATATTTAGCCATATCAGATATTTCAATAATGTTTTTAGTTCTTAATGCCTTAGGATTTTTAATAGTAGTAGATTCATCAATAGCCATTAAGGTGTTGTGAGATAAGAGAAATTTTTTAGCAAAGCTTAATCCTTTTTCCGTACTAAAAGCTTCTACATTCATAATAAGGATATGAAAGTCTGATCCAGTTTTAAATAAAGTTCCTAATTTTCTTGATTGAGATTTAGTTATATTTGCTTGCCATAAAACGGTCACTTTTTCAATATGATCAGGTAAATGAGCAGGCAATTCTTGATTGTACCAAGTCCCTATCACTCCTTTAGGAGCTATAATTAAAAGGCCATCTATTTTACCTTTGTCATAAAGCATAGCAGCGTTATCAATTAATACTTTTGTTTTACCTGTACCCATTTCCATGAAGTAGGCATAGGTCTCCTTATTCCAAGATTTTTCCAAAGCAGTAATCTGATGCTTATACGGATCAGTTTTAAATTTATAATTCATCTTTCTATTGACTTGTTATACCGGATCCACTATATATTTGTCAACTATGTATAGAAAGAAACAAGAGGACATATTCAGTACAATTGAATGTAAACCTGCACCTAGTGAACCTAGGACTTTATCTACAGTGTATGTTATTCAAGAAATAGCTGGAACTAGAGAGGGTAGACCAAAAATAAATATTATGGGAGCTGCGCATTATGGAAAATTTAAATTTCTATTGCCCGAGCTTTCCCAAATTATTTTTTCTCCCGGTCCTTTAATTTTTAAATTAAGAGATGGTTTAAAAAATTATACCATCCATGATTATTTATTATTAACAGGCGATCCTGCTATTATTGGAGTCGCATGTTCTATTGTTTCTGATATAACTAATGGTAAATATCAATTACTCAAGTGGGATAAACAAGAAAGAAAATATTACCCTATTGAAATTAACTTACACGAGAAAGGAAAAATAAATGAGTGATATTAATTTTGAAAAAGATCAAGAAGAGGTTCTAGATAGAACAGAAAATATAAAATCTTTAGCGGATCAAGTTAAAAAACTAAGAGATCTGGAAGATGAATTAAAAAATGATGAAGAGACTCTCAAAAATAAAAAACGAGAAGCTGAAAAAATTTCAGGTGAAATAATCCCTACACTTCTAAGTGAAATGGGATTAGCATCTATTAAACTAGCAGATGGATCTGCAGTTGAAGTGAAACCGTATTATGCAGCTAATATCTCTGTGAAAAACAGAGAAGCAGCGTATAATTGGCTTCGTTCTAATGGCCTAGGTGATATCATTAAAAATGAAATTACCGTTTCCTTTGGAAGGAACGAAGATAACAAGGCGGCAGATTATGCTAACCTTGCGAAGGGTCAAGGATTTCAACCGACACAAAAGTTGAAGGTTGAACCTATGACCCTGAAAGCGCTGGTCCGAGAGCGTATTGAAAATGGCAAAGATATGCCAACGGATATTTTTAACGTGTTCGCAGGAAACAGAACCACAATCAAAAGGAAACAATAAACATGAAAAGTGAAACACAAATCACGAAACGTGAAAACGCAGGTGCATTGTCTTCAAACTTATTTGAAGCTGATGCAAATGCAGGCTCTCAGAATATAACGCAGGATGATCTTGCGTTACCATTTTTGAAAGTCTTGGGACAACTATCTCCCGAAGTAAATAAAAGGAATGGGAAATATGTCGAGGGGGCAGAACCTGGCATGATTCTCAACACCGTCTCAAATGAGATATATGACGGAAGTAAGGGGATAGAAGTATTGCCTGTATTCTACAAAAGACAACTTGTGGAATGGCAAGACAGAGGTGAGAGTAAAGGTGCTCCAGTAGCAATTCACGAAGCTACGAGCGATATCATGAGTAAAACCACTCGTGATAAATCCTACAAAGATAGATTACCAAATGGTAATTATATCGAAAATACTGCAAATCATTTTGTAGTTCTCTTGGGACAAACTCCCACAACAGCTTTGATTTCTATGAAAGCTACTCAATTAAAAATTAGTAGAAAATGGAACTCAATGATGATGGGCATTAAAATGCAAGGGGCAAAAGGTTTGTTTACTCCGCCAACTTATAGCCACATTTATAGACTAAAAACTGTTCAGATGTCTAATGACAAAGGAACATGGTTTGGTTGGGATGTAGCGAAAGTAGGCCCAGTAACTGACAAATCTGTTTACGAGATTGCAAAAAATTTTGCTGAACGTGTAGGGAAAGGCGAAGTAGAAGCTAAACCTGAAGCGCAAGAAGCAAAAAGAAAATCTTTAAGTTTATAGACTCCGAGGAGTGGGGCGGGAGCGGGAGACTTAACTCGCCCTATTAACTTATATGAAAGTGATTAAACAGGCACCAACTACTTATGAGCACTGGATTGATTCGGGCAGGATTATTATACCCTGTCTTAAAGGCACCCCTATCGTTACTGATTGGAGTAGTCCGAATTTTAAAGTAACGAAAGAAGAATGGAGAACTAAATATACACACTGCGCAATAGGTTTAAGATTAGATCAAGATATTGATTTTGATATTGATAACGAATTAGCAAAAAGATTTATAGAGAAATATGTAAGACCAGGAGCTGCCATTTCCGGTAGACCCAGTAATCCAAAAAGCCATTATTGGTGGAAGGGTAAATTAGATTTTAAAAAATTTTCCCTTCCAAAAGAACTCGAAGGTTACTACAAAGCTTTTCCACATGGAGCTACCTTATGTGAAATTAGAAATGGAAGTAGCCAATATACTATAGTTCCTGAATCTCTCCACAGTAAAGCTAATGAACATGTTAAGTGGGAGAGTTATGAGGGAATAAAAGAATATCCTGGTGATCTAAATACAGATTTAAGAAAAGTTGCTCTTTCAACCGCATTATGCATTGTATATGGATCTCAAGGGCAAAGAGATGCTTTTTGTACTGCAGTTGCAGGAGTTTTAGTAAAACATACTAAGTGGACGGAAGAAGAGATTAATGAATTTGTTCATAATTTAGCTCTTTTATCTGATGATAATGAAGCAGAAGACAGAGCAGAAAAAGGGACGAGTGTTAAGAAAGCAACTAAAAAATATGGAATGAATAAACTTGCTGAAATTATTGGATGCTCACCAAAATCAGTAGCAGAAATATTTAGCTGGATTGGAGTAGGTTATGAAACAGTTCAGGGAGCTGGAGTTATAGGAGAAATTTTAGAATATGGAGAGGACCGATACCTAGTACAAGTAAATGCAATGGTTGAAGGGAAACCTCAGAAAATAGAAATTATAGTAAATGGTCCCACCCTAATGAAACAAGGACATTTTTATGATGAAGTAATGAAGCAGGCACAAGTATGGATTCCTCAAATGAAGAAGAACGACTTTGATAAAATTATGAAAATCAAATTTGATGCAAGATCTCATTCAGATGATTATGTGGAAGAAGCTGCAGAGAATAATAAATTTATTAAATATTTTGAACATTATCTAAGCGCGAGACAAGCTTCGACGGACAAGAAAAGTTTAATAGAATATAAACGCCCTCATTATAATCAAGAGAAGAAAGTCTTAGAATTTGATTTAGATAACTTTGAAGATTACTTAAATGAAGTACGAAGAATAGATATGCCGAGAGTAGATTTAGTTTTGAAAGTTCAAAGAGTTTTAGAAGCCAGAAAAATAAGAGGGAAAGCGGAAGGAAAATCTTTTCCTCGTTGGCGTATCACTGATTATGAAATTGCTAAAAGCAGTTTAATTATTGAAGGAGAAGCGATTGAAGTAAAGGAGATTGAAGATGACAAAGCCTAGATTTGTAGCAGGCCCACCAGGAACCGGAAAGACTCATACGTTTTTATTAGAAAAATATAGAGAATTTTTTAGAAAATATGATCCTGATAAAATTGTGTTGATCTCTCACACTAATACAGCTGTTAACGAAATCTTAAATGCAGCCATGGATGTACCTGAAATTAAAGAAAGAGGTTATCGAAGAAAATTTTTTGAGGATAGAATTTGTACTATTCATCATTACTGCAAAAAGAAATTAGATCATAAAGAAGTGTTTACTGAACAAGATAATGAAGATTTTAAAAACTTATGTCGCCTTCATGTCGCTTTTGCTTATGCAAAAATTGGAGAGGATCCCTATAAAGATCATCCTTTTTTTAAGTTTATCAAAGCAGCCCATGGGTACGAGCGTACGTTAAAGGAGCATTGGCATCATCCCAACACTGATCGTTTAGAATATAGTCCATACAATCTAACCCAATTACAAGAATTAAAAACAGTTTATGAGCAATACAAAAAAGATAATAATCTTTATGATTTTGCGGACATGATTATAAAATACAACGAGAAAAAAATAGAGTCTGATATTGAAGTACTGATGGTAGATGAAGCACAAGATACTAATCGTCCACAGTTACGAGCTGTTTTTAAAATGGCTAAAAACGTTAAAGATGGCCACTTTTACATGATAGGAGACCCCGATCAAACTATTTTTGAATGGGCTGGATCTGATGCAGAGTATTTTCACAAAGCTTCTGCTAATCCATGGCACGAATTAACTCAAGGGAAAAGATGCGGCGAAGCTATTAATAAATTTTGTAAACAAATCATTGCTCCTATATGGAAACATTATGGGTATAGTAGAACATGGCTCCCCGCTCCAGGAATTCAAGGAAACATTTTTCCATTACCTGATCTTCGCCCTTCTTTAAGTTTAAAGAAACTTTTAGATAAAATAAGAAATACCAAAGAGACATTTATTTTTGCTTATAGAGGAAAGCCAAGTGATAAAAGGATAAAAGAATTTTTTGAAATGCATGGTATAGAGTATGCACATATTACAAGCTCAGCACATGTATCTCTTAAAGAACTAAAATGTCATGATGAATGGCCCAGCTTTATTGAAGGAGCACCTAAAAGTTTAAAGCAAGTAAAACATTTCTGGGAATATCTAAGTAGTAAGGCTATTGTTTATGGAAAAGGCTCTTTTAAATTTGAAGATTGGATTAATAAAGATTATACTATTGATGAAGTAATTGAAGCAGGGTTATTAAAACCACAATCGAAAGAGGTAAAGAATTTTGATTTATTAAGAAAACGCGCAAAGGGGTGTGACGTCAAGCACCACGAAAGAAGAATGGTTTATATTAGAAAAATCGTAAAGAATGGATTTGATTTTGATGGGAAGATCAGAGTTAAGTATGGCAATATTCATAAAATAAAAGGAACAACGTTCGATAATGTAGTAGGAGATTTAACCATATTTAGAAGAGGTAAACGTGAACCTATGTTTGTGGAATTAAGATTAAAATATACTATGTTCAGTCGGGGAATAAATGATGCATGGGTTTTAAGATCGGAAACAGGAAGGAGTCTAGGAGAATATGGGGGCTTATAATAAACAAATTGGTGGATCCCACTATAGAAAATTAAAAATTCAGCCGAGCGAATTTATTAATAAAAATAAAATTTTATTTGCGGAAGGCAACGCAATCAAGTATATATGTAGACATACTTATAAAGGAGGAAAGCAAGATTTGGAAAAAGCAAAACATTATATTGATATGATTATTGAGAGAGATTACACAGAAGAGAATCCATTAGATAAGAAAAATTTTTGGGGGATATTAAAAAAATAATGTGTACTTCTCCTGAACTAAGTGACTTAAATTTAAAAGGGATTGATATAGTTTCAGTTGACTTAGAAACTTATGATCCCGACTTAAAAACAAAAGGATCAGGGGCCGTTAGAGGTGTGGGGTATGTGTGTGGAATTGGAGTCTGTACAGGTAAACAAGCTTTATATTTTCCTATTCGGCACGCTATGAGCGGTAATCTGGATCCTAAACAAACATGGGATACATTAAATAAAAAATTATTTCAAAATCCAAATATTAAAAAAGTCTTTCATAATGCAATGTACGATGTATGTTGGATTAGAGCTGAAAGTGGGCTAATGCCTAAAGGGGAACTATTAGACACCATGATTGCTGCCTCCGTGATAGATGAGAATAGAATGAGATATACTTTAGATTCAATAAGTAAAGATTATCTTAGTGGAGAAAGTAAATATAAATATGATCTCCAAGATAAATCCTTAAAAGAATATGGTATCAAAGACCCTCTTAATAATATGCATAAGCTTCCCTATAGCTTAGTCAAAGATTACGCAGAACAAGACGTTAAGTTGACTTTAAAACTATGGAATGTTTTCGAACCTAGACTAAAGGAGACTTTGTTTGTAAATGCTGATGGAGACAAAAAGAACTTAGCAAATATATTTAAATTAGAGACAAACTTATTTCCATGTCTTGTGGATATGAAGTTTAAAGGAGTTCGCGTAGACGTTGAAAAAGCGAAACAGTTTGGCAACGAATTAGAAACAGAACGAGAACAGCTTATAAAAGATATCCACAAAGAGACAGGAATCAAAATAGAAATATGGGCATCTGCATCTATTAAAAAACTTTTAGATCAACAAAAAATAAAAGACTACAAAAAAACTCCTAAGTCAGGGATGCCTCAACTTCCTAAACAATATTTAAGAACACATAAAAATAAATATCTTAGAATGATAGCTCGAGCCAGAGAATGTGATAAAGCAAAGAATGCTTTTGTCGAAGGACTTTTAAGTTTTGTACATAAAGGGAGAATCCATGCGGATATAAATCAAATTAGATCGGACCAGGGCGGAACAGTAACTGGAAGATTTTCTATGAGTAACCCAAATCTTCAGCAAGTTCCAGCTAAAGGACCTATAGGAGAAAGAATAAGAGAAATATTTATTCCAGAAGAAGGTTGTGCCTGGGGATCATTTGATTATTCTCAGCAAGAACCAAGAATTGTAGTGCATTATGCATTAAGATGGGACCTCCCCGGAACTGATACGTTAGCAGATGCCTATAAAGAGAATCCTAAAACAGATTTTCATGCTATTGTAGCGGACATGGCAAAAATACCGAGAAGCCAAGCAAAAACAATTAACCTAGGTTTATTTTATGGCATGGGAAAAATGAAATTACAAAAAGAATTAGAACTTACGCCGCAACAGGCACGTGATTTATTTTATGATTACCATTCTAAAGTCCCTTTCATCAAAGAATTATCTAATGGACTAATTGAATTTGCAGAAGAACATGAGCTTATTTATACTTTAGGGGACAGGTTTTGTAGATTTAATCGATGGGAACCTTATGATAAACAATGGAATGCTGAGTTAGGAAGATTTGAAATTGAAACAAAAATAGAAGAAAAGAAGTATAATGAAGAAAAGAAAGAATGGCAAACTATTACTTCTTATAAATATGATCCGGTACCAATCATGAGTAAAGAACAAGCGAAGCTAAAGTATCATGAACAATATCCTGATGACATTGATTATATTAATTTTAATAAACATTATCGTTTAGCTTTTACATACAGAGCATTAAATAGATTAGTACAAGGGAGTGCCGCTGATATGACTAAACAAGCAATGGTGAATCTTTATAAAAATGGTATACTTCCACACATTCAAATCCATGATGAATTATGTGTTTCTATACCCGATGAAGAAACAGCGTTAAAAATAAAAAATATCATGGAAAATGCGATTAGACTTAAGGTACCAAATAAGGTAGACTACGCGTCCGGTAAAAACTGGGGTGACATAAAATAGGAGGAAACTATGGAAAAAGCGAAACAACTTTTGGCATTAGCAAAAGCTAATCCTAAAATATCTGCTGCTGTTGTAGTAGTGATTGTTGCCATTTATTTTTTAGCAACGTAAGGGTTATATGTTAGATGGCTTATTTAAACGCGAATATTCCTGTGATCTATGCGCAGATTCGGAGAGAATATCTCTATGATCTCAAAGCACACCACGGAGAAGTGGAAGACTGCATTCTTTTTGGGGTTGCATCGATTACAGGGCGGCCTATTCTGTTTCATGCACTTATGGAAAATGGTGCTATCTTCTATCGGCTTCCGATTAGTGCGTTTATTCAAAGAGGATTTAACATCAAAGACGTTCCTAGGACTCGCCTTGACCAGTTGGAGCTTTGGAATTGCTTTAGTTATTATCCTGCTATTACTAATTACGATATCTTAGATGGTCAATCAGGGAAATATATAGACAAAGATAAGGTCTGGCACATAGGATCCTATCTTTTCACAGTTGACTGGGCCCACCCAGAGAGTAATATAGTAGATACAGATCATTCTGAAATTCCGCACGAACATAAGTGCGCTCATATACTTGCCTTGGATGATGGCAACTATGCGGCTCAGCCAAACAATAGATTAATATGGAGTATTCCGTCTTTCACTGTGAAAGATGAAATTCCAGTCGATTGGAAAGTACAAACAAGCGAATGGAATGTGGAAGACGACAGCAAATGGAAAACAGAAGATAGTGATAACTACTTCTACAACATAGAAAAAAATGAA